CATTCAAAAGTTGCAATAAGGGACGTAAACCTTGAATTCGAAGAAGACTTATGGGACTTAAATCCAGAAGGAATCGGCGTCCAACCAATGATTGCCAATGTAACATTACAACTTAGTTTCATTGGTGGACATGGATTAGCGAAACCAGTAGAAAGACTACAAAACGCTCTTTCATCTAATTTCTACGCCAATTCCGAGATATACGATCCAAGATCCATCTCAACCGAAACAGAAATCGATGGCCAATCTGTGGAGAAATTCACAAAAGAATTTTTGGACACTTTAGTTGAAGACCACACACAGAGGGCTAACGAAACGTCGCAGGATCTACCCTCAACAGAAAAACAGACAACGGTTGGGGAGTGGATTGGTGACACTGGTAATTATGATATTATACCAACCGACTTAAATTATAAACCATTGGTGACACAACTTTTCGATAATGTTGAAAAATATTTTACTCAGTTTGGAGATAGTTACAATCAATTATTAGAAATATATGACACGAAATTATTAAGTATGTTAATATCTCCAACATATAGAACCATAAAAGACTATACTGTTCAAACGAACACAGGAACGGCAATAATTGAATTATTAGGAGAATATCCAAAAGGTGATGATTTATCGGTACTTACATCAACTTTTAAATCACAAATGTTAGATAAAATTGATAATGAAAATATAAGTGTAATATTTGGATTCGATAAGGATTTGACACCCGCAGTATTGAGAAAATCGGAACAATATTTAAAACCATACGTTAAAACAACCGTTGGTTATATGATCGATGAGATGGTTCAAAAACAACAAGTTAAAGATATTAAAACAAATAGAGATAAACTTATCGTCGATTTGGATAGATTGAATTTCGTTATCGAAATGGGTCACGATTCTAAAATTGTTGATGAAAATAAGAAGGAATATGTATATACCGATTTATCGGGTTACACCGCCGACGAACTTTATTCACCATATGAGGATGTCGTACCATTTATTACTGAATACCATGAGGAATTCTTTGAGGATCTAGATGAAAGTTATGTTTTTAGTACGAACACCACAATGTCAACCAACGATTTATCATATTTTCTATCTGTACTTTTAAAGAACAACGTTCAGAACATTTTAAACTTATATGAACAGGACAATATTGTCTTCACCGATAGAATTAAGGGTGATATTGAAAAAAGATTAAATAAGTTTATGTTGGATGATCCTAAAGAGAAAAAATTTACGTTCACAAAACATATTCCTGAATCAAAAGACGATAATCCAATTTCATTCGGAATAATTTTCGAGTTTGAATTAACAGATCAAGCTGAAATTGATAAATTAATAAGCGTAAACACTACGAGCGGTGTTGTAACCACCAGTGAGTTAAACTATTATAGAAATGGCTAATCAATATTTTGACAGATATCAGTACTTTGAAGAAGAGGGAACGTTTAAGATCGTTCCGGGTCTTACTATACCTATCAAAACAACTGATAAGTACATTCAGTATAGACGTAATAGGGATAGGTTGGACAAGTTTTCACAGGAATATTACGATTCACCATTGTTTGGGTGGTTAATATTACAAGCTAATCCATTGGCAGGAAGTATCGAATATTTGGTTCCCGATAATTTCATGATGAGAATACCCTTCCCACTTATTCCGTCTTTACAAGATTACAAAAAAGCTGTAGATTTGTACAAATTATATTATGGGGAATAATAACGTAAACAAAACGAATGACATACTAGTTAAGGTTGATCAGAATAATCTCATTTATATCGACCCTAATAGCGTATTGGATAATGGTGTAGCACAATCAAGAGGTGTTGAGCCAGAAAATCTTGTTATGTATGTTAATCTTGAGGCAGACCTTATTCCTCGTACAACATTAATAGCCGCTGGCGATCAGAGCTCATTATCTTCAATTGCGGGTGGAACCCTTAATTTCTTAAAAAACCAAAACGGACGGGATTATGACACCAAATGGACGGACGCATATCATAATATTCCCGAAGGAACATATAATTTTTCAAGTACGGGTGTACGTAATGCGGAAAATGATATGGGAAAAAATCAAGTCTTTAATAAAGGAGGGGATCAAAACGATAACACCGCACAAGGTTTTGGTATAGACAGCATTTCAATTAAAGTGGCTGGCGCCAACTTTATTCCAAGTGTGGAAATCAAATTTATTGATGTTCGTGGGAAAACATTGTTTGAATCACCAGAAAATTCACCATATGCGGCATTTTTCCATTTACCATGGCCTATATTTTATTTGACCGTTAAAGGTTTCTTTGGAAAGGCGATTAAATACAGACTTCATATGGTCAAATTTAATTCAAGATTCAATCCTGACAATGGTAATATGGAGGTTGACACAACATTTGTTGGGTCGACATATGCATATATGGCAGACATATCCTTAGAATCTGTTTTAAATGCCCCGTATTTTTACGCATCAGAATCTTCGTCGGAAGGAAGATATAACGAAGAGACGGGTAACACCGATATCATTGTAAGTAAATCAACCAAGGGGTATCAAGTATTAAGATCCGTGTATCAAGAATATATTAATAAGGGATTACTTCCATCAGATTTCCCCGTGAAGACTTTGAGGGAGTTAATTATAATGGCAACCACGATAAATCGAACCTTAGAGAATGAGATTTTTGAGTCGGTTGTAGATCCTAAGATTTTATCGGGCGTAAAGGATTTTGAAACCCTTTTGGAAACATTTGAAGGTGGTGTTCTTGCGTGGAAGTCCCAAAGGCTTTCCCCGGAATATTTTGTGAATGGGACAAAAAGGGGTGATACGGGCGAAGAAATTCGTTGGTTTAAATTATCCGAGGATAGAACGTCGTTAAAATATGTGGTGGGACCAACAACCGAAGGTACTCTTGAATATTTGATCAAGGAGGCAATTGAACAATTAGAAAATAACCCCACATTTGGAAAAGAGAGGAATAAGAAGCTACTCCTCAACGATAACCTTACAATCGCACCCATTTCATTCACAATGCTCAAGGATATAACAGACTACTATGTTCAAGAGGCCACGGTGGGTGTTGATATCGATGGGATTATGGATGCAATATATATTGTTTTTAGAAATTTCATTGAACAACGAAACAAATTAGAATCTGATATCGAAACCCATATGAACGAGATTGTGAAACAAAAAGATCTTGGTATAGGGTTCGAACCAACTATTCGAAATATTATTGGCGTTGTTTTGGCAAATGCCGACACTTATGTTCGATTGATGAAGAGTGTTCATGACCAGGCGTTCGAAAACTCACAAACTAGAAAGAAAATATTGTCATCAGTTTTAACAGATAGTGATGTCCAAGCTAACTGCATATATCCTTGGCCCGAAATAAAAGTACAATCAGCGGGCGGTAGAGAATTGGTCTTAATGTATCCTGGTTCTCGTGAGATGGTAGGGAAGTTACAAAGTAATAACGACATCTTATGGCCAGAGGTCGAATTCATCGAGAATTTCTATGAAATTTCAACGAAAAAAATTGACCCATTAACCGGAAAAGAGGGTGAGGATTCTTCAATTGAGTATATCTTTGACACTCAAGGTGGTACTGATAAAACAGATTTAAGTGTATTAACTAATGTAACGAACATTATTCCATACGCGGACAAATCATTTAGTTCAGTACTGTATGAAATATACGAAAGGGCGAAGTACACTACCTCAATGAGTCCATTTAGTGGTGAGGTGATGATTGAACTAGCGAACGCTGAATTTGAGAACTTAAAGGCTCAACTTTTGGAGGATGTGGATATTGTAGATATGTTAAAACAAAATATCACGACCCCAGCTAGTTTACTCACTTTTATGCAGGCGATGTCCACATATGATAGGTTCCCATATTATCTCGACCAACTACCAACGATATGGTATATTAAAGAAGGGATTGAACAGGATTATACTGTAACAAAATATATTAAAACCACCGAAAACACGACTAGTGATGATGACAGTTATAAACACCTTACTGATTTCTTGTTAGATTATAAGGCGGAAAATTACCGAACTGACATTTATCCGTTTAATTCATCAACATATGAGGATTATATCGGACATCAATTTAATGTTAATGAGGAGGATTTAAGGGTTAATGGTTTATTGACACTAAACACACCGAATGATTTTATTATCTCTCCCGTTGAACCGTCGATGTGGGTTAAAGATGGGTTTACTGAGAACGTATTTGATTATACTGTTGATATTGACGGGACGGGAAAACAAATGTTAAACACCCCATATTTTCACCAATTACTTTACTCTGATTTTACTAAATCACAGGCTCGTGAAAAATATGTTGGATCTGCATATCTTTTATTGAATTCGTTACCATTTAAGGATTTGGATGAAACATTAGATTACACGGATAAACTGGGTAACATATATCCATCAACATTAATGTCGACTCTTTTCCGAGAAATTGGGGCATCACATTATGTTCCATATCACATGATGTTAAAATGGGGGTCAATATATCACAGATATAAAAAAGAAATTTCCGACGGAATTGATATTATTGACGGGGCGACCGTCCCAATTGATGGTGCGGAGTTTTATAATGGCGGCACGGGAAATGTTTATCATGACACACCAGAAAGCATTGGATTCCATCCATATTATGAATGGGCTTTCCATCAAATTGTTAACGGATACGACTTTTTCAATCCATTCAGCGGGGATACATATGATTATTCAATCACAACTGGGATAACTTATTTATATACAGGTCAAACAGATAATGAAAAAACATACTCAAGTTTTGTTGACAACACAAGATTTGGGTACAGCGGTTATACCGTATTACCAACAAATGGGTATAACAACACGTATGGAAGTGATTTTACAAAATCAGAACAAGAGAATTTCCGGGTGGTGTGGGGCACGGGAACCTCAGATCAAGAGATTATTGATTATAGTGGTTATACTTTACCTAGTTACAATGAATATTTTAGAGCTACTGGGTCAACCGACTCATTCTCATTAGGTGAAAATTTTAGAAAAGTTATTGATTTGATTGCCACCTTCAAACCAGAGATTTTAGATGTGTTTGAACAGGCGTTCTTAGACTTCTCAAGTGAAAAACTTAATGAGGAAGTGACGTATTCCCCATATCAAATGACATATTCTAAGTTTCAGGATTTATTACAGAAAATTTCTTCAGTAACGAAAGATCCTAATGATACGTTCCCAACTACCGATGCTGAACGATCTAAGTTAATGAAGGTCGTTAAAAATAGACAGTCGGATGAACTTAAATATTTGTCAAACCAATTATTATCCCCAGAAAACGTGGTGAAAATTGTATTAAGTAACCCAAGAGAATTGGATAACTATGTTTTAGGTGGTTTCACTGGCGTTAACGTCCAAAATTTCTCAACTGATCCGTATGTTACACCATCGCCGACCGATTTTAATATTGAACTTTATCTTGGTGAAGATATAGATGGGTATTATAATGAGTTCTTCCAAACAATGGATATTGAGATCGACGAGACAAACGTTAAACAATTTAGACAAATAATTTACATATATGCTGGTCTTAAAGCGGCTGGGGATCCTAATGACGACGCCATTAATGAGGTTGCATTCGTTGAATATTTGAAGAAAAATCTTATTTCACCAGATTTCGGGGCAACCCTAACGACCGATCCAATAACAAATGTAAGTGGTCAGGATAAACGTCTAGGTATTTACTTAACTCAATTGGTAACTAAAATTCAATCCGATGAGTTTGAACCGACATCGGTGGTGGAAAGAGCGAGTAAACAACGAGGATATAACGACGACCCAATTAAGTTAGAACTATACAATTATTTCAAATCATTTAATGATAAATGGACCGCGGGTAATTCAATTGGTCAGAGAACATTAATGGAAGAATTCTTATTCTTAGATAAGGCAAATAAGGATATTGGGAACTCTGTTTTTATTGATATGCAGAAACTTACTAGGTTAAAAGAACCTGGGAATCTAAAGATTAACCTATTTAGTGCAATCAGTTTATTGGTACAAGATACTGGGTTCGATATTAGAGCGCTTCCAGCGTATGTTAATTTTTATGGAAATAATTTTACAAATTCGTTAAAAACAATGCCATCTAAGAACGTCGCACAATCTATGTTCGGTACGTTTTTAGAGGTGGACACTCAAGACTCGTCCCCAAAAATTATTTTACAATATACGGGCCCAACATCGAAACATCTTGAATTAGCAGATATTGATAAAAAACAGAAGTATAAAAACGATGGGTTCGACATCGGTAACGTGCATAACAATCCAATTATTGTTGCACCAGAGGTTTTCACAAAAACGGATTTCAGTAAGTCTAATAAAGTGGTTGCTTTCGAGGTTAGTTTTGGTGATCAGAATCAAACCATATTTAAAGGTGTAGAATTAGACCAGGCAACATTAAGAAATACCTCAGAATCTTTTCAAGTATTAGAGAGACTCGGTCGAAATGAAACAGGATCAAGCACATCTCAAATAGATATTGGTTTGTTTAACATATATCGATCATCATCTTATCAATGTAAAGTGACCGCCATGGGTAATATGATGATACAACCCACAATGTATTTCTATGTTAAAAATATCCCATTATTTAGGGGGTCATATCTGATTACAGATGTTTCACATTCCATTAGAACAACTGGAATTGAAACAACATTTACGGGAACAAGAATCCCCGCGGAGTCTTTACCAGATCCTTCAGATTCGTTCTTAGCGAGTTATAGACCATTATTTGACAGGTTGGTGGGTAAGGCTCGGGCAATTGTGGACGAACAAAATAGACCACAACTCTCTGGTACTTCTGTGACATTAATTGATGGCCAGGGTGGAAGTTATACAACGGATCCTGGCACCATTAGCTTCGAGGGTGAGAAAATTCTTAAAGACTCTGGTATTACTAATTATGGTGTACCATTTAACGGGGCGGCTGACGAGACATATATTCAAAAGATTAAATATAAAACTTCACCAGATTCACCTTATGGTGGTAATGAGTGGTTACGGGCTGTTGCAATAATGATGGGAGGTGTAAATTATCCAATTGCAGATAATATGGCAATGAATGTCGCCTCAAACCTAACCTACGCGCACGAAGGTGATGTGAGAATCCTTACGTGGTTAGATATGAAATATTTAACGACTCAATCGTTTTATTCAACTAAATTTATAATGAATGGTTCTCCCCCAGAGAAATTTGTCTCGGCGGACACTATCATCCATGACTTCACAAGAACAGAATTTTATAACCCACGACTTGAAAATACGAAATTTAAGGGCATAACAGTAATCGAAAATAATATCGATTTCGATAATAACATATACCAAGGCCCGATTAACGTGGGACCTGGAATAGATGGTTATGGAATAGCTCTATCTCCTAAATTAATGCAAAGATTGGGACTAAGAGACGGTCAAGTTGTGTATTTTAGGATGTCATAGTGAAATTAACAAATTTCCTGATATTTATAATAAAATATACTCAATGGAAGACTCAACAGACACAACTAAAGTATTAGACACTTTTCTAGACAAGACCTTTATTAAGGATGAGTCAGAAGATGGACAAGAAAAAACTGTATGTGATCGAGAGACTGGCGAATGTTATGTCATCAGAACAAAAGACGGACTAGTTGAACGCATTAATAAAAAATACGTTATCGAAGACGGTAGACAACTATTACAGGACTAATTATGAAAAAAACAGACACCGGATACGACCTCGCTAGATACAGAGAGATAAACAAATATAATTTCTCCTCAAGTCTACTTGGTGAACAAGCAGAACCAGCACCAGAAGATCCTAACACATTACCGCCTTTGGAAGATCCTAACGCATTACCAGTAGAAGATCCAAACGCGTTACCAGTGGAAGATCCAAACGCATTACCACCAGCAGAAGATTCAACATTACCACCAGAAGGTGAGACCGAAGTGGATCCTGCCGCTGATGATACAACAGAAGAAATCGACATTACTGATTTAGTTAACATGGTTAAAGATGTTAAGAAACAAATGGACAATACTCAGGAACAAAATCCAGCCGAAATTCAAAAAATGGATGATATTTTTGGAAAATTAGGTGAATTGGAAGGTAAATTGGGTGAGATGGATAGCGTTTTAGCAAAAATTGATCAATTAGGAGCTCAAATAGAAGACTCCAAACCACCAACACCCGTTGAAAAACTTGAAATGAGATCTTTAGACTCATATCCGTTCAATCAAAAACCTGATGAGTTTTTTCAGGACAAACAAGAAGAAATGAAGAAGTCTGGGAAGAATGAGTATGTTTTAACAAAAGGTGACGTAGAAAATTATGGGAAATATGATATGATGAAATCATTTAATCCCGCAGTGGACGACAATTATTAATATTAGTACAATTAGCCGTATACGGCAACAAGAACAATAGGGCGGGGCCCAAACAACAGTATTGAAAACATATTTTTTTTACATATTATAGAAATAATTAGAGCATGATTTTGTTATCATGCTTTTTTTGTTTATATTTTATCACACAATAATACGTTTTATAAACAAACATTAAATTTTAAAAATTATGGGAACATTCGAAGCAGTACAAGCACAGTACGAAAAGAACAAAGCCGCAAGCGGCAGCAAATTTCAGAATCAAGAAGAAAGAATGAAAAAGTATTTCACGACTATTCTACCTAAAGGTACATCGTCAGGTGAAAAACGAGTTCGTATTCTACCAGCAGCAGATGGGGCGAGTCCATTTGTTGAAGTCTATTTCCACGAAACACAGGTGGATGGGAGATGGGTCAAATTATGGGATCCTAAACAAGAAGGCAAACGCTCTCCATTAAATGAGGTCAAAGAAAGCCTTGAAGCGACAGGGAGAGAAGAAGATAACATTTTAGCAAGGTCATACCGGGCTCGTAAATTCTATATCGTCAAGGTTATAGATAGAGACAATGAGGCAGACGGAGCGAAATTCTGGAGATTTAAACACAACTCTAAACAGGAAGGTATTCTTGACAAAATCTTCCCTATTTTCCGTAGTAAAGGTGACATCACCGACCCAGAAACGGGTAGAGACCTTAACCTTACGTTAACATTGGCCAAATCCAATAACGGAAAAGACTACACCACAATCACATCAATTATTCAGGAAGATCCATCTGTATTACATGCGGACAAGGAAACCTCCGCAAAATGGGTTGAGGATGAATTGGTATGGTCTGATGTATATGCAAAGAAAACTGAGGATTATCTTGAAATGGTGGCCAATGGTGAAACACCAAAATGGGATAATGACAAAAAAGGATGGGTATCAGGAACAGCTTCTGAAGAAACAATTGCTGGAGATACCCAAGATTCAACACCAACTGAACCGGCCGCAGCTGCGGACACCAAGGAGCCCGCACCAGCGGACAAAGCTCCCGTGGCAGCTAAGGAGCCCGTGGTAGATCCACAGGCTGACGACGGTGAAGATGAAGACCTCCCGTTTTAGTACAAACTCTATCGACATTCTTCCGACTCTTAATTGGGTCGGAAGTTTTCGATAGATTAATAAAAGAAGATAATATCAGAATATAATGGCAGCGATCAAGAAGAAAGACTTCAAATCAATTAAATCAAAATTTTCACAAGAAGCATCATACAAACCCGACCGTTTTTTTGACTGTGGGGATGCATTTTTAGATGCTTGTGGTGTACCTGGACCAGCGATGGGACATTTGAACATGTTTCTTGGCCATTCAGACACCGGAAAGACGACCGCGTTAATTAATACCGCCATGGACGCACAGAAAAAGGGAATTTTACCTGTATTTCTGATTACAGAACAAAAATGGACATTTGACCACGCTAAACTTATGGGTTTTGAGTGTGAAAAAGTAGAAGATAAAGAAGGGGGTTCGTCATGGGATGGATTTTTCCTTTTCAATAATCACTTTGATTATATCGAACAAATTACGGATTATGCAAATGAATTATTAGATGCACAAGCTAAAGGAGATCTTGATTATGATTTGTGTTTTCTATGGGATTCCGTGGGGTCTGTACCTTGTAAAATGACATTCGAAGGTAAGGGTGGAAAACAACATAACGCATCCACATTAGCCGACAAAATTGGAATGGGACTGAACCAGAGGATTTCAGGTTCAAGGAGAATGGACAAACAATACACCAATACAATGGTGATAGCTAATCAACCATGGGTTGAAATTCCAGACAATCCATACGGTAAACCAAAGATTAAGGCTAAAGGTGGTGAAGCCGTCTGGCTTAATTCAACCATGGTTTTCTTATTTGGAAATCAGAAAAATGCTGGTATCACTAAGATATCAATCACAAAAGATAGTAGAAAGGTTAAAATCGCAACTAGAACTAAAGTTAGTGTAATGAAAAACCATGTCAATGGTTTGGGTTATGAAGATGGAAAGATTCTGGTAACCGCACACGGATTTATGAAAGGTAGAGATCCATCAACTGAAAAGAAATCTATCGAAGAGTACAAGAAATCTGCGGCGACATATATTACTGAACGTCTTGGCGTGAGTCTGGATGGTGATGTAAAAATTGTGATGGAAGCTGGAGACGAGTAGTAACCTATAAATGAAAAGAAATGCTAACCTTATTAGTTGATGGTGACAATCTATTAACAATCGGTTTTTACGGTGTAAAAAATTACTTCTACAAGGGACAACACATTGGGGGAATTTTCCATTTCCTCAACACCCTTCGATTATCATTCGACAATTATCGGTTAGATAAAATAGTGGTCTTTTGGGATGGAGAGGATAGTTCTCGTGCCCGGAAGAAAATTTACAGTCACTACAAGGAGTCAAGAAAATCCAGACTTAAAACAGAACATGAAATTGAATCGTATCAATATCAACGCAGTAGAATTAAACAGTATTTGGAAGAGGTGTATGTCAGACAGGGTGAATACCCATTTTGTGAAACAGACGACACCATAGCATATTATTGCCAGAATACTCCGGACGAAAAGAAAATCGTTTATTCCTCAGACGGTGATTTAGCTCAACTTGTTAATGATAAGGTACGACTATATAATCCTTCCCACCGAAAGTTATATAGCCCAAAAGATGGGTTCGTTTATAACAAGGAAGAGGTTTTAATCGAAAATATTTCTTTGGTTAAAATGCTATGTGGGGATTACTCTGATGATATCGCGGGAATAAAAGGAATGGGTATCAAAACTCTCAAAACCTTATTTCCCGAAATCACAACTCAACCTCTAACTTTAGATTATATACGATATAAAAGTAATTTCCTCTTCGAACAGGATAAGGAAAGTAAGATTGTAAAGAATCTAATCACTGGGGTTACTAAGTATGGTGTATATGGGGACGAGTTCTTCGACATTAATAACACCATCGTAAGTTTAGATGAACCATTTTTAACAGACGAAGCAAAAGAAGGAGTACATGAAATAATTAACGAAAACCTTGACCCCGAAGGTAGGTCATACAAAAACACAATGAAAATGATGATGGAAGACGGCCTATTCAATGTGTTACCAAAATCAGATGATGCCTGGATTAAGTTTCTTAATCCCTTCCTCAAATTAACGAGAAAAGAAAAGAACAAGAAAAAACAACCTAAATTTCTAAAAAAATAAGATTATGCACAATCAAGACATAACAAAATTTGAGTTTATTTTAACACTTGAGAAGAACATCGTAATTCAAAGATTTTTCAATGTGAGTCATTATAACCCTGCCTCAAAAAATTCTTTAGACCTTTACGAAATAATTACAGAAATTTGTGAAGAAATTGCAACCGATTTGAAGAAAAAAACATTGGAATATATGGGGGATAATATGGAATTTATCTCCGATTCCCAACGTGCAGAAGAGCGCGCAAATCTGAAAAAAGAGTACTTTTCGCTACGAATAAAATTGGGTGAGAAAGTATTTATTTCTAGGATATTTCCAGCGCATATTTACCATCCTAAAGCAAGATATGCTGTGGATATAAGACCGAAAGTAAGGAAGATTCTTGGTGACTTAACTAACGTTCTATCATCAAGAGAATTGAATAAAACTTACTTACAATATGAGTTAAGATAGGAGCAAAAAAATATGAATGAGAAAAATTTTGGATACTTGGGGACGACTTTCCAACAGTCGCTGCTCAAGGCCATCATCGAGGATAAAAAATTCGCAGTTACCATAATAGATGTTATCGATAGTAAGTACTTTGATGGTCCTTATTTCAAATATCTAATGCAGAATATAAAGGAGCTCTACGAGACACTAGGCATCGTCCCCAATTATGAAACATTGACCCAAAAAATCCTCGCCGAAAACTCAGAGACCACATGTAAAGTCCATATCGACACCTTAACATCCATCAAGGATAAGGAAATGGAAGATGAGGGGTTATATGTTAAAAAAACGTCCTTAAATTTTTGTCGACAACAGGTTTTGAAGAAGGCACTGAAGGATTCTGAAGACATAATGTCCCACGGTGATTTCGAAGAATATGATAAAATCGAGGGTAAAATCCAAGCCGCCTTACAGGTTGGGGTGACAGCTGATGATGTGGAGGATATCGGGGATAATATTTTAGAGTCATTAGAAGATGATTCGAGAGTTCCATTCCCAACTGGAATTGTTGGGTTGGATAACCTTCTTAAAGGTGGGATAGCCAGGGGTGAAATGGCGTTATTACTTGCACCAACAGGTATTGGAAAAACAACTTGGTTGACAATGATGGCTAATTCCGCATATATTGCAGGGGCAAATGTTTTACACATATTTTTTGAAGACAATATACATGACATTCGTAGAAAGCATTACACCATATGGACAGGTGTGGCTCCTGACGATCAACCCCAACAGAAAGCCCATATTAATGATTTTATTCATGAAAAAATAGGGAAAAATAAGAATTTTCTTAAACTCGGTAAGTACCCATCTGGGGATCTTTCAATTACAGAAATTAAAAACAAGATCCGGAAACTAGCGTCCGAGGGAAATAAAGTCGACGTTTTGGTTCTTGATTACGTTGATTGTATTTCTGGTGAATCAACTATGACTGGTGAAGAATGGAAGGGTGAGGGGGCGATCATGAGAAGTCTAGAGGGTATGACAGACGAGTTTAATATGGCAATTTGGACAGCCACCCAAGGTAATCGTGATAGTATTGTAACAGAAGTCGTTACCACAAATCAAATGGGAGGTTCTATCAAGAAAGCTCAAATTGGACATGTTGTTATATCAATAGGAAAAACTCTCGAACAAAAAGAGAATAATCTAGCAACCGTTACATTACTTAAATCACGTATTGGAAAAGACGGAATTGTTTTTCAAAACTGTCTATTTAATAATGAAATGCTTCAAGTTGATACTGATACGCAGAACACCCTCCTTGGCCATAAAACCGAGAGAGCAGAACAACAGGAACAACATAGGATCGATGTGTATCAAGCGTTCATTGCAAGAAAAAGAGAGGTTGAGAATGCAATGAAGGAACGAAATGACGACATAAAACCACCAGTTGAACCCGAACCAGAAGTTGAGGTTGAAAGTGAGGCTGTAAATGAGGTTGTAAATGAGGTTGTAAATGACACACCAATGACCCCACAACAACGGGCGGCCGAAGTATATAAGGCAAGAAAAATGGTCCCGTCCGCCATTGAAGAATAAACTGACTAAACAATTTTTTTAAACCAATGTTGGAAACATTACAAAAAACTTACACTAAAGCTGAGGTGTTAAAATCGGCTTTAGACTATTTCGATGGCGATGAACTCGCGGCAGATGTGTGGACAAGGAAGTACTGTCTGAAAGACGATAAGAATTATTACGAACTAACACCCGATGACATGCATCGGAGGATTGCTCGTGAATTGGCGAGGGTTGAATCAAAATACCCAAATCCATTAAGTGAGAGTGAAATATTTGAGACATTAAAAGGGTTTAAAAGAATTGTGCCCGCAGGATCCCCAATGGCGGGTATTGGAAATACGTTTCAGGTCGTATCGTTATCAAATTGTTTTGTTATAGGTAACCCCGGAGAAAGTGATAGTTACGGGGGGATAATGAAACTCGATCAAGAATTAGTACAATTGGAAAAAAGACGGGGCGGTGTCGGAACTGACCTGTCTTTTGTTCGCCCATCTGGAAGTCCAGTAAAAAATAGTGCAATCACTAGTACGGGTGTCGTTCCGTTTATGGAGAGATTTTCGCGAAGCACGAAGGAGGTCGCTCAAGATGGTCGTAGAGGTGCGTTAATGGAAAGTATATCCATCAAACATCCCGATTCGGAAAAATTCGTTGACGCTAAACTAACAGCAGGAACGGTGACGGGAGCAAATATTTCCGTTAAATTGGATCATGAGTTTATGAGATCAGCCATGGCGGGAGAAATGTACACCCAACAATTTCCCATCGATAGTGATAATCCAATCACAACTCAAGAGATCGACGCACAGAAATTATGGAAAAAGATCATTCATAATGCGTGGAAATCGGCAGAACCCGGTATTCTCTTTTGGGACACAATTATAAATGAAAGTGTCGCTGATTGTTATGCTGACCAAGGTTATAAGACAATTAGTACAAATCCATGTGGTGAGATCCCACTTTGTGCCGATGATAGTTGTAGATTGTTAGCGATAAATCTGTTGGCTTATGTGAAAAACGCGTTTTACAAAGATGATATGTTAGCGGAAGACGCATATTTCGATTGGGAATTATTTGCCCACGATGTTCAGATGGCTCAACGATATATGGATGATATAATTGACCTGGAGATTGAAAAGATTGATGCAATCATCGCCAAAATCGATTCTGACCCTGAAGAAGAGTCCCTTAAACGGGTTGAACGTGAATTGTGGGAGAGGATTAAGGATAAAACAATTCGAGGTCGTAGAACGGGTCTGGGGGTCACTGGCGAGGGTGATATGTTAGCGGCTCTTGGGTTAGTTTATGGAACTGACGAGGCGACTGATTTTAGTGAAAGAGTTCACCAGACATTAAAATTAAATGCGTACCGATCATCAACGATTATGGCTCGTGAGAGAGGGGCTTTCCCGGTATTCGACGTAAAAAATGAGGCGAATAACCCCTTTATTCGACGTATTAAGGCCGAAGACCCTGAATTATATAACGATATGGTTGAATGGGGAAGACGAAACATCTCTTTATTAACTATTGCTCCGACAGGGACATCGAGTATTATGACACAGACCACATCAGGGATTGAACCCGCGTTCCTTATATTTTATATGAGACGTAGGAAAATCAACCCACAAGAAAAGGGTGCTAGAGAAGATTTCGTCGACGAAGAAGGGATTTCATGGCAAGAATACCCCGTGTTCCACCATAATTTTGAGTTATGGTTGGAAGTTAACGGGTACAATATCGAAGAGGTTAAAGAAATGAAGTCGGCCGAGCTCGATGAAATCATAAAAGATTCACCATATTATAAAGCAACCTCAAAGGATGTTGATTGGGTGAAAAAGGTTGAAATGCAAGGTCGGATTCAGAAACATGTTGACCATTCGATTTCAGTAACAGTTAATTTACCAAAAGAAACGACTGAAGAGGTGGTCTCCAAAGTATATGAAACAGGTTGGAAATCTGGGTGTAAGGGTATTACTGTGTATCGTGATGGATCAAGGAGTGGAGTGTTAGTTAATGTCGAAGAAAAGAAAGAAGAACCAACCGAAATTCATGTCCCGAAGAGAACTAAAAGACTAAAGGCCGACATACACCATTTTCAGAACAATTTGGAGAAATGGATTGCCGTTGTAGGAATTAGAGAGGGGAGACCATATGAAATATTTACAGGAAAATTTGAAAACGGACTAAGTCAACTCCCATCTAGTTTGAAAGAATGTGAAGTGGTAAAAAATATCGTCGAAACTATTGACGAGGAGGGTAAAACAATCAAGAAGAAAAGGTATGATATTGAATATGTTGATAAAGACGGGGAAAAACACGTTCATATGGGTTTGAATCATGCGTTTAACCCGGAATTTTGGAATTATGCGAAATTGGTGTCTGGTGTCTTGAGACAACGTATGCCGATGGTATATGTTCATGATTTGGTTGATTCCCTGAACTTCACCGAAGATCATATCAATATATGGAAAAATGGTGTCGCTCGGGTGATTAAGAAATATATCAAAAACGGTGAAAAAGGTAAGGGCGTGTGCCTGGAATGTGGTAGTGATCTCCTTCACTTTGTTGAGGGTTGTTTAGTTTGTAAATCTTGTGGAAGCTCAAAATGTGGATAATATGAGAAAATTAATGATACTTGAGGTTAGGTACTCGTCCGAGGATGACGGGACATTTACCAAAGAAGAAAGAAGAGACGAAAGAAAACGAGTTGTTGATTATATGGAAAATTTAATCGATTCAGATTTTCACGAAAACTATAAACTGATAATTAAAGAAAAAACATTATGAAAAAAACGTTTTATGAAATGC